TATTCGTTTATATTTTCTTGATCTGAAAATCTTATAAACATTTTATCTTGTGTATCTGGATCTCCAATTGTTGTTTCAGTTCCTAATAAAATTAAATGTCTATCTCTTTCTGAAACTATAGACATTACTGATTCTGTAGGTGCACCACTAACTACAGTAGCTCTTGTAGTTAATGCAGAGGCATTTGTACTAATTGGATTCCATTCAAAAGTTTTACCATTTTTAATAGTTGCTATTAATTTTTCACCAAAATGATCTAAAGACCAAGACGCAGGATCTAATCTTACTGTGCTTGCAGTAGATGCTTCACCCCATGCTGTATAATATTCTACAGTTGCTCCAGTAGAGTGAGCAGATCTTGTTCCTCCTACATCCCTAGTGATTCCAGTTAAGTCGTTTCCAGAAATTCCAGTGTAAGATATAAATTCAGCTCCAACTTTTATAGTGCCTGAAGTTGGAAAACCAGAAGTAGAGACTAATGTGATTGAAGTCCCCACACCTCCAGTACCATTAGTGTCATCTAACAAAGCTCCGTTCAATGCTCCTAAAATACCAGATGCACCTCCCCATGTCCCTGTCCCAAAACCATAACCTACAGTTTGTGTAAGAGGTCCTGGTTTAATATATGGATTGATAGTAGCCGCACCACTAGCTGCAGTAGTTGCCGTAGCAGCAGATGCCATAGTAATAGTAAAAGTATCTAAGGTAGGTACAGTTACTACTTGAAAAGTATTTGTTTCAAAATCAGCAGCAACATATCCTGCTCCTGATGGAGGTGTTACTGAAGTAAAAGTAAATAGATCACCAACAATAAAACCGTGTCCATTTTTATTCACAGTAACAGTTGCTGAAGTATCTACCGTATCAAAAGTAATACCTGTAAGTGCAGTGTCTAAAGGTGTAATGTCATAAAAAGAACCTTCATAATAAATAGCTAAAACTTTATTAGTTCCTAAAGCTGCGTATCGTCTACCTTCTAAGTCTGCCCAAACAAGTTGTTCTCTTACTGGCCCCACCATTGTTTTAGGTAGTATTTGTTGCCAACCTCCTATTTTTTCAGGAAGTCCATATCTAAACCTAACAAAATCGCCATCAGTCCATTGACCTTCTGCTCCTGTTTCAGTTACTTGTTTGTTAAATCCTGGTCTTATTTGTACATTTGTTAAAGGCATGAGGAATTATAACATATATTATAAGTTACTTAAAGAACGACAGATTTTAGTTATTTTTTTTTAAAAAAATGAGGTAAACCAACATGAAGTCTTTTATCAAACATATTTTCTTTAGACCCTGGTGTTTTAGCATCGTTATAATGTAAGAAAACTTGTATACACTCTTTTTTAGTAAATTTATCTCTCCAATGCTCTAAATCACATCCTCTGTAAACTAACATATCCCCTGGTTTTAAATCTACTTTAATTCCTTTTTTACCTTCTTCTCCCGAAGGTTCTAAATAAATAGGCCATGGGTCTCCAGCTAAATTCATAGTTGTAGATATTTCACAACTAAACCTATCCTTATGTCTTTTTAATTCATCACCTTTTTTATAGATTCTTGCATATGTATAAGCAGGAAATAATTTTAATCCTGTTGTTTTTTCCATAATTGGTTGACATTTTAACATTAAAGTTTCCATAACAATATCTGCATAATGACAATATGTATTTGGTACTTGACCAGTAGAATTTTCATAATGTCCTAACATAGTTTCAAAGGGTGAGATATATTTTGTTTTTCTACAAGTTTCATAAACTTGTTTTTTCATTAGAAAATAATTAGCAATAAAAGAAGCAAGATCTTTTGATATAGCTTGTTTAATAATTGTATACTTTTTCTTTTTAAACATCTTTAGCCATCTCTTTTGGCACTGCTTGAATATTAAAATGAATAAATCTAAAAGGATCTATACCATGATCTACTGTAAATTCATGTTCCATATATCCAGGAAAAATAATTAAAGTTCCAGGTCTAGGTATAATATGTACATGTTCAGAGCCATGACATAAAACATTGTTTTTTAATTTTAACTTAGTAGCACGAGCAGCTACTCTAGGTTCATGAAAAACAGGATAAGAGGTTTTGTCTGAACACTTTAAAAAATAAAATCCAGATACATGTTGATTCCAATGGATGTGTGCAGAGTGATGACCTCCACCTTTTTTAGCAAATTCTTGTACCCATAATTCAGAAAACATTATTCTGTATAGGTCTATGTCAAAACCTTGCCATCCTAAAAATTCTTTAGATTTTTCTCCTATATAATTTTTTAAATCAAAAAAATCATTATCTTCTAATAAAGTTGTTGAGTGATAACTTCTACCAAAATCTCCCCACTTTTTTATCCAATCTTTTTCTCTTTCTTTTTGTTTTTTAATATATTTATTAGAAGCTTTGTTTAATGAATTTACAAAATCTGTTTTTTCATCTATCCAAATAGGTGTTTTAAAAAATTCTTTAATTATCATAATTTTAACTTTGTTTCGTCTTATATATATTATTATTTAAATATGTAAACAGTTTCAATTGTTTTTCAATTCTTATCATTGCTTCAAATTTTTTATTATCTAAATTTATGGATATTTTTTTAAATAATTCTTCGTTGAATGAACCATGTGTAATAAGTGAATACTTATCTGTAGGACCCCAATTCATTCCTGCTGCTATACAATGTAAACCTCCTATAGCGTCATGATGGTATAAAACATCTCTATCAAAAACAGCTTTTTGAAATCCATGAATATGTGAATGTTTTAAATTATTAATTTCTTCAGACCATTGTTTATTTAAACAATGTTTCCAATATTCTGTGTCATCTCTATGAGACAGTGCATAATGCATTGCTACAAATTCAGCAAAAGTTTTAAATAGTTTTTTACATGAATAATTAAAATTATCTCGATCCCATTGTGATATTTTACCTCGATGTAAGTTTCTAAGTAAAATTATTAAAAACTCATGCACTGAAAATAAACCATTACTCTCTAAAGGTTCTATAAATCCAGCAGATAAACCTATAGCGATAACATTTTTAACCCATAATCTATTATGAATTCCAACTCTCATTTTTATTTTTTTAAATTCTAAATCTTCTTGTCCAAGATATTTTTTAAATTCTTTCAACGCAGTATTGTCATCTACAAATTCACTCGAATATACATAACCTGTTCCAACCCTAGACCACAAAGGTATATTCCACACCCAACCATTTTCAATAGCACTGCAGTTGGTATAAGGAACTAATTCTTTTTCTTTATCTTTATATGGAATTTTTGTTGCCCATGCAGAATCATTAGGCAACATATCGTTGTAAGACTCAAAAGGTTCTTTTAAAGTTTCACTTAATAATAAAGATTTAAAACCAGTACAATCAATATATAAATCTGCTGAATGTTTATTGTTTAAAGATATAATTCCATTTTTATCCTGCTCTATAGAAACTACATCTTCAATTATGTGTTTTACTTTTTTACAATATTTATCTTTTAACCATAGACCAAATTTAGTTGCATCAAAATGATATGAATGTGGTAAATTTTCATTAAACTTGTTTTCGTTTACATAAGCCATTTGAGTTGGAAAAATACAATCTGCATAATCTTTATTTTCTGTGTTAGGATAAATAATCTTTTTAAACCACCAATCATTTAAATTTGCATGGTTATTTCTTAAATCAGGATTACCAAATGGATAATGAAATACTTCTCCTTTTTTATAAAAGTCAGTAAACTTAATTGATAATTTATAAGACCCATCAACTTCTTTTAAAAAAGATTTATCATCAATTTTTAATAATTTAATCCAATCTCTAAATTGTCCTAAAGTGCTTTCTCCAACACCAACAGTCTTTATATTTTTAGATTCTATTAATGATATTTCATATTCTGGAAATTGAGATTCTAAAGTAGCAGCAGTCATCCAACCTGCACTTCCTCCTCCAACAATTAAAATTTTCATGTAAAAGGATGCCCAAGATTCCACATTACTAAAGAGTGTCTTTCCCCCTCTAATATAGGTTTTACTCTATGCCAAATAAAAGATGGAAATATAATTATGCTTCCTCTTTTTCTTGTAGCACGATAAATATGTTTTGCTTCATCTCTTTTATTAGGTGGGTAATTTCTTAAATCTAATTCTAATTCCCCACCTTTATATAAACTAGGATCTGTTAATTGACAGGTAACTGAAAGTTTCCTTGATTTGCCATAATCTGGAGATTTAGGATCTTTACTATAAGGTTTTGACCAACCATCTATATGCCAATCATAAAATTGTTTTTTACGATATGTTGTAAACTGAATCATTTCAGTAAAATCAAAATGAAAATTCCAACCTGCTTTTTTGTTAGCTTCTATGACATAGGGAGTTACTGCATTATATATCCATGCTTCTTTTAACCATACTAAATTTGAATTTCTTTTTACTTTTAGTTTATATAAATCATCTTGAGATAATTCTTTTTTATCATTCATGTTGTCAATTAAACCTAAACTTTCGTTTTTAGTTTTTGCAAGTTTTATCACTTCATCACAAAATTTATCAGATAAAGCTTCTTCGTATACCCAAAAACCATTATCGAACAGCATAACAACTTTTTATTAAAAGATTAGAATCTTCTTCTTGATTATTTTCAATATAATACATAGCTGTAGAAGGAAACATAAAAAACTTATTTGGTTCAAAATCACAAGTTAAACTACGACCTTTGTATCTAGATCCATCTTCATAATGAAAAATTAATTTACATTTGTTAACTTTAAAACCATATAAACAAACAAAATCTGGTGCATTTTTATAATCCATTGGATCAGCTTCAATTGTGGGCTTACTAATTTCTTTAGGTTTAAACATTAATGAATGAACCCCATTTATAGAGGTTTCTAAATTTAATTTAAATATAGCATGCAAATGTTCCATTATATATTTTTCAATAGCATCTAATTCTCTTGATCTTTTTAATTTTTGTTTTTTTAGGATAGAATAAACAACATCTTTTAAAAGATTTGTTTCATCGAACAAAACACCTTTGGGGAAATTAACATAGCCCCAATAAAGATTAGTTTGAGATAAGGTTTGTACAAACATTATCCTTATTATTTAAAGGGTAATGTTTAGTAAGTCAAGTTTAAGAAACCCAAGAAGAACCGTTCCAGGTATGCTCAGTATTATCAAATGGATCAGTAGCTTTCCAACCTTGAGCAGCTTCATCCCAAAATATTCCCCAGTCTTTTGTCTCAGAGCCTACTGTTTTTGTAGTAACTGATGGGTAATCTACAGGTGCTTTCCAAGTTTTAGTTGTTAAATCTTTTGACCAAGAATCAAATGGTTTTGGTAACCAAAAAACATTATTGTCTTCATCCCAAGTACAACCAATTCCTGCAATTCCTCTAACATGATCGCTAGGTTCTTTAGCACATTGTATCCACATTTCAGGTGGCCAATTTCCATGTCTAGATAAATATTCTTGTCCTACTCTTTCGTCTAGATTTCCACTTGAGTCCTTCATTAAATCTTCATCCAATGGAGTAACATGTATAACTTTACTGTTTAAACCAATTTTACAAAAATACTGTAGGATTACTTGTTGGTGATGGTAAATCTTATAGAGAAAAG